CTCGAAGACGTTCGATCAGTCGAACTCACCGATGCGAATGGCAACGGCATAATCATCCACAAACAAAAGTAACCATGCACAAGTCCTCAACCCACGATCTAGTCAACGCACTCAACATCCTGTCATCCGAAATCTGCTCGCCCGATGGAGCCGCAAACGGAGTCTGCGCGGAAGCATCAGCCCGCATCCTAGAGCTGGTGAACCTCACGAAGGATCTAACAGCACACATCATTTCAAACCCTGTGCATCACCCTCGGTGTAATGCAAAGACCAAGGGTTCATATTGCAACTGCATGTTGGCCAAGATCTCATCACCATGAAAACACCGCGCCATGAACAGCCTTGGTACGAGGCTCGATTGGAGAACAACAAGAAGCCGTCGAAGATCACCGAGGAAGAACGAACCATACTTACCGAGGAGAACCGCCGCCTCATCGAGGAGGCACCCAAAATCATCTCATGGGGAGTCGCTCGCGGATGGATCGCCTACCCACTCAAGGAACAACGCAAATGGAAGATAACCACAATCAAGAACCCCGAAGGTTCGTCAATCGATCCAATCCCCGAGTGATCGTCGAACTCATATGCCAAGGCCAACTACGCCTCGCAGAACTCCAGCAACCCGTGATCATCTACCGCCGAGGAGATTGTATCTACGTCCGCCTCACCTCAGAGTTTCACACAAAGTTCCAACCATATGATCAAGAAAACTAAGGCCGGTTACAAAGTCGAATCCAAGACCCATCACAAGAACATGGGGACTTACCCAACCAAGACCGCCGCCATCAAGCGCATGATGGAAGTGGAGATGTTCAAGGCAATGGACAAGGCCGGGACACTCCGAAAGAAGAAGTAGATCCAACGTCCGAAACCAGCAACGAATCAACGACATGACAACGCTCGAACGAGCGGCTCTTTGGCTTGCCAAGGTACCGCCAGCAATCTCCGGGTCCGGTGGCCATAACACCACCTACACCGCCGCCGTAGGACTCGTACACGGCTTCCAACTAGGCTTCGGGGACGCAATGACCCTGCTCTCCGAATGGAACAAATCCTGCCAGCCTCCGTGGTCAGACAAAGATCTGGCCCACAAACTCCGCGAGGCTTCTTCCCGCAACCACTCCAAACCAGCGGGCCACTTGATCCAGAGTACCGTTGGCATGGGCATGGACCTCACTCGCGTGACCTTCAAGCGACCAACACCCAGTACCACCCCTAGTGCTTCCGAGTTCCAGAAGTTCCTCTCGTCCGCATTCGCTGCCACCGAGGTGGTGTGTATCTGCGAACAAGTCGAAGAGGGTAGGCCACTAACCTCTGGATCGTTCCTGCCGGTCGAGGATTGGATCAAGCGATTCGATTCGCCCGACTCCATCCTGTTCCGACCCGACCGTGCCGAAGGGGTCTACGTCCGAATCAACCCCTTCAAGCCTAACCTCTACAGCGGCTCCGACAACGATGTCAGCGCGTACCGACATGTCCTCGTCGAGTTCGATGACAAGCCCAAGGCCGAGCAGGAGAAGCTCCTGCGCGAATCAGGATTACCTATCAGCGTTCTCATCGATTCCGGGGGCAAGTCCATCCACGGCTGGGTCCGTGTGGACGCTCCATCCCGCAAGGAATGGGATGCCCGCAGGGATCTCATCTACTCCGCCATCCCCGGCATCGATCCCAAAAACAAGAACCCATCGCGGTTCTCCCGGCTCCCCGGCGCATGGCGTGGTGAGTCACAGCAGAAGCTGTTGGCCACCAACCTAGGTGCCGCATCCTGGGAGGACTGGCTCACCGCCCGCGAGACCGATGAGGACCAATCCACCATCGTCACGGTCAAAGACCTCATGGACTTCGACCCGGACGCCGATCCCGACAACCTCATTGGCAAACGGCGGCTCACCCGTGGCTCCTCCATGATCATCAGTGGCGGAACCGGCATCGGGAAGTCATCGCTCATGATGCAGATCATCATCCGATGGTGCCTCGGCCTCGACTTCTTCGGCATCGCACCGATCAGGCCACTGAAGATCGGGGTCATCCAAGCCGAGAACGACCGGGGCGACCTCGCGGAAGCATTCCGTGGCGTGGTCCACAGGAGGCTCAGCAGCGATCAAATGAACCAACTCCAGCGGAACCTAGAGTTCAGAACCGAGACAGTCCGCACCGGAGACCAGTTCCTCGCCTACGCCCGCCGGTTCATCCACCGCTCCAAGCTGGATATCATCGTAGCCGATCCATTGTTCAGCTACTTCGGCGGCGATCTCAGCGATCAGGGAGAAGTCTCCGTGTTCCTGAGGAACAAGCTCCAGCCCATCCTCCACGAGATCAAGGTCGCTTGGATCTGGATGCACCACATCTCCAAGGCCACCCGCAAGGACGGCGAGCCGCTCACCACCATGGAACTGGCCCACGCTGGCTTCGGATCCTCCGAGCTTGCCAACTGGGCGAGGGAAATCGCCGTTCTGGTAGAAGTAGGCCAGAGCAAGCCTCGACGCTTCCAACTGGCCTTCTGCAAGCGGGGATCGCGCCTTACGGTACCGGCACTAAACCTTCAGCACTCACAAAACGGTATTTTGTGGGAAAGTTATAACCCGATGGTGATGACGGGGGCGGAGCTGAAGGAGCCGAGTAAGAAGGCGTTTCCTGCGCGGCGAGGGCCTCGCGCATAGCCTTGAACCAATCATCATCGGATACCGCAGGAGCCGCTTCCTCCTTCTCGGGGGCAGCGGCTTCTTGCTGCTGTTGCTGAGGCTCGGTCTCCTCCTCAGTCTCCTCCTCCTCGTAGGCCACAGCCTTGGATCCCTTGCGCCGACGCAGCACACCGATCATCTGCCGCAGCTTACGGTCCTCGGACCTCAGCGAGGAGATGTCCCGCTTCATCTCGGTGATCATCGCCAGCAACATCGACACCTTGTCCACCTCCTCAGCAGGAACCCAATCACAACCACGCCACTGGCGATGGATACGATCGTATATCAATACCGCGCTCTTCACATTACGCATCGAATTGAAGGAGCGGATCGCCTTTCCTATATCACAACGAAGGTTGTCTTTTATGTAGGCCAGAACCTCGGATCGGACCGGGTCGATGTCGTGCCGCATGGGCGGCATCAGGCGGAACATGGCGCGGAGGGTGGAACCGTTCTCTAGATAACTCATGGGACGATCAACGTAGCTTCTACCATGATGCATGTCAAGGAACCATAAATAAACTCTAACCGTGGCATCAGATTCTTACCCGCCCCTCCCGCTATCTCCCCTAAAAGGGAGTCTTAGTACTCCCTTAAAAGGGAGTCAATAAATGCATCGCCGCGACGCTCTGGGGGACTGACGCCCCCCGCTGCGGCGGCATTTATTGAGGAACCCCCAACTGATTGCGAAGTATCGGTTTGGTGGTGGATGGAGGATGTGGATTGCTGGAGCGGAAATGGCCCTAGGATCGCGTTTGATGGCGAAATGGACTGTTGATGCGGTTCGGGGGTATCGACCGCTTAGAAACGAAAAGCCCCGGATGGGGGTCCGGGGATCGCTTGGGAGGGGTGGAAGGAGGGGGATGATTGGCCTACTTGGAGATCACCTCTCGGAGCAGGGTTCGGAAGGCGAGAGCGGCGGTCTGGGGGACGACTCCGTTGCCGAGGAGTCGCAGTCGGTCCACCCGAGTGGCAGTCCCATCATCGCTTCCACGAACAATGGGTTCAATGGGCCAGCTTGTTGTGTCACACCACTTTGGCCAGCTTGTTCCACAATAGGAGCACCCGTCGCTTGTGCTATAGTAGAATGGATATGTCCACTCGCGGCAGTTGTGACATTGAGATTTACCATGATCGCATTCGCACCCTCCAAAGACAGGAGATCCACATTGCTTGCATTCCCAGTCGCCGCCGTCCTCAGCTCTCCCCGCCGTGCCATCGCCTCCAGCGTCTTCGATTGCTGGCTTGAGCCACTCAATCGGAAGCTGTCCTCGTTCGCGCAGGGTGTTGGGAGATGTCGCAACAATGAAGACTCGCTTGCGCTGGTGAGGCGCACCAACTTCAGCCGCGCTGAATATTCCCCACGCTGCTTCGTAACCCAGCTCCTCCAGATCGCTGATGACGCTGGAGAGTCCCATCGAGATGTGACCCTCGACGTTCTCAAGGAAGACAACGGAAGGTCGAACTGACTCGATCCCTCGCCTGATGTGGGGCCAGAGATGCCGCTCGTCATCGCCCCCCTTGCGGAGTCCGGCATGGCTGAACGGTTGGCACGGATAGCCCGCACTGAGGATATCCACGCTGCCGTGAAGAAGATGCCACGGGAAATCCCGTACATCAGTCCAGATCGGAGCCGCATCAAGCGACC